CGTGGCAGGGCATGTCATTATGTCGCCGACTAAGAAATTCCCAACGGTCGGCGGCGCGTTCAGAATAGTTGAGTATACTGTCATAAATTAGCCCATACGTAAGTTACGATCATTCCAACTGCAATCGAGATCAAGAAACAGTTCATTTCTCCTCTCCAAAACCCATCTTCGTACTGGTCGTCACTGTCAGCACGCAATTCACAACAACCAGGATCGCCGTACCGATAGCATTGGCCCCGTTCACGTCAATTGGCACCTCCACACCAAATGCACTGGCGACGTTGACTGCTGCGAGAATCAACCCGCCCAGCACAGTCGAAGTAATCTGACCCTTCTTCCAAGCAGCGGGGTTGGCAACCGAAACACCTTTCATGAAAAGGTCAGATATATGCATGTCAGCAGTCTAACAGAGAGTGCAAAAGCATGCTAGAGCTTCATTACGCCGACATGTGCCCCGGAGCTGGTCCATTGGCCACAAAATCGGTCAGGCGGTCGCGCCAACTCTTGATTTTCGGCGGTGGTGGCGGTTTCGGTGCCGATTTAGTCAAAGTGAGCCTCACACACCAACTCGCTGCATCCACTTGGTCGTCGTGCTTGGCATTCGGAAACTTCATCAACTCGTCGATAAACACCTGCGTCCATGGCTGATTAGATCGAACGAAGACTTTTCCAGCCTGCATCCTGCCCTTCAACGGCCCCGCTCGGACCTTTTTGTCCGTCAGCGCCTGCAACTGTTCATGATTCGGGTAGAGCTTACGCTCCTCGCACCGCTTGGTAAACTGGCTGGTGAGCGACTTCCAAATCTGCCCGTCCTCAAATCCGATCAAATCAGGCTTGAACGCCTCATACTGATCGAGCACGTCGTCCACAATAGCGTTACCGTCCCCGCTGCGGTACCGCAACACATTTAGAATGTGCAAGTTATCTGAAGTGTCCTGGCCAATCGTCACGCACACCGTGTAGTCACTTTCTGTTGTCTCAGTGATGGCGAAGTCCCAGGCTTGGTAAACAAACATCTCCTGGCGACGGGGCGGATGGGTGAAATATCTGACCATCGCTTTGGTGAAGAAGATACCGTCATCTGGAATCGGGTTTTGTTGGTACAGGGCATTCCACACCCTCTTCAACCCTGCTGAGATCAAGTTGTTCTTGATCTTCAGCATCATCTCCGTTGTGTAACGTGCAGGGTGGATTGCCGTACCTTTTACGCGTGTCATTCGCGACCCTGGTGGGGGCGGGTCAGACTCTGGTGCAAACTGCTGGATCGTATCGTCGGGAAGAATATATTCGTCCCCTTCCTCGTTGATAGCAGGATACTTGACTACTTCGAACTTATCCCCCTCACCCGAAGCCATGACCTCCTGTATCCGCCCCGCCCAATCATTTTCATGCCACCAGGTCAAAATTCCCAGCACGCCACCACCTGGGGCAAGACGGGTATAGGCTGTCGAAATGTACCACTCCCATGTGTTTTCTCGGATGGTTACGGAGTCCGCTGCCTCTGCGTCCTTGACAACGTCGTCTACGACGAGGATGTGACAGTTATGGACGAGGAGGTTGGTAAGCCCTACGAAGAAGTTGCCAGACTCCGTCTGAATATCAACTACAAGTTCGCCGTCTTCGTCCTGAATAAAGGCTTCAAGGTCTCCTGCACAGACTCCGCGAGTGTGTGATACAACTTGTGACACCGAGAGCACAACAGCACCAAGTTCCCGACCTTGTTGTGCTCCGCATCGTGATCTATGTGGTGCACTTCCACCCGATACGTCTTCTGTTCGCACATCGCACAGGCGCGGTCTTTTTGCGTGATCAGTAATTTCTTTAGCGTCGAGTATTCTTGGTTGTATGTCGTTTTCGTAGACCGAGTCTTCTTCGTGTTCAAGTAGCAGGCGTGCGAACAGTATTTCTTCTGATTCACTTTGCGCAGTGGCACCCCACACCCTTCGCAATGACCCTTCACCTTCGTCGGCAGCTTCGGATGAATGTTGTAACACTCCCTTGAGCAGAAGGTGCTCTGAGCACCGTACTTCCTGATCGCTGATTCGTGCTCGTGGACCTTCCTCGTGAACTGCTTCGCGCAGTGCGTGCAAGTAAGTGTCAGAGTAGGTGCGTGAGGTAGAAGCTCCGTGTGGCAACTTTTGCACACGGATGCGGGACCAGCCTTCCGTCCCCCACACCGTGGGCACACTCTCCCAGTCGAATGCGTCTGAGGATTCGGGGAGTAGCATGCACGACAGGTTTTCGACGCTTTGTCCTTCTTTCCTCCGCAAGAGGGACATGTTCGTTTTAAGAGCGCTAGCTGCTGTATAACTTCTTTCGTCAGGGGTGTAGAAGTAGTGGTCGTCGGTACAGACGATGTCTTCCACGGCGTAGAGCTGCCGCTTGGTGCGAGTGAGGCTAACGGCGAGAACTTCAACTTGCTTGACGAGACCCGTCCTGTGATCGTACCCATATACCATCTCTCCAACTTTGACATTGACGATGGGTATTATATCAGAGCGGGTGAGAGTACGTAATAGAGTATTGCAGGAAAAACACCCGCGGCCTGAGATCCCTGTTCCTACCCCAGCAGCCATGTACCCGCCGCCCGAAAGCGTGTTCCAGTTCTCAATTGACTGGCTGTTCGGGTCGAGCTTCAAAGCTGGGAAGATCGCCTGATATGCGGGGTCTCGTACGAGGTCTCGCACGTAGCGTGAAAATGAGAGAGTGAGAGACTGCGTATGACTTGCGGCGATGATTTCCCAATCTGGGTGACTTCCGAGCACCCACGGTGGGAAGTTGCGCGATCCAAGCTCGGATTTCCCACTTCTCGGAGGGAGCAACAGGAGGAGCCTCGGACTTTCTCCACGTTCAACAGCTTTGACGAAGCGCTCGAGCCTGCGGCAAATATCCTCATGGACCCAACCTGCGATGTATTTCGGACGGAAGCGCTGAACAAACGGTAACAAGTGCCTGCGGCACAGTGCGCGCATAGCAAGTTCTTTTGTTGGATCAGCTTCTGCAGCGTTGCTATCGAAGGAGGGTGGTGCATATGGTAGCGCAAACGCTTCAGCCAGCGCTTCGGAGACAGGTGCCTCCTTAATCTCTCTTGGGCCGGTATTCTTCGAAGGAATAACAGTTATCTTTGGGTATTTCGACTCCGGTTCCGGCAGGGGAATACCCTCTTCCACACAAAACGGGCACTGGTGGTGCTCGTTCAGCGTGCTGGCAACGCGTTCAATACCACAAGTCGAACAGGACTCGAAGTCAGACTGTGTCCGGGATTTGCTCATATCGCTCTTTGAATTGTTCTTTGTCCATGACGAGCTGCACGTGCGGCAAATCGATGAAGTTGTAAACAATCACCTCTTTCCACCCGTCGATTGGTCGGTACGCTGTAAAAAGCACCTCTACCTCGCGGTTGCAGACCTTACTCTGATATTTCGACACGCTCAGCTTCTCCCTCAATAGCTAGCTTTGCTCGACCTTGGATGATTTCAATCAAATCCTCGTCAGTCATGGATTCGAACTTGCTTTGCAAACGCTGGGCGTTCATGTTCATTTCGATTCGTTTGACTTCTGGTGCGTACAGACCTAGCACCTTGGCTGTTTCCGACCAACCTTTGATCATTGCCGTTGGGTCGGCAGCCAATCGAGCTACATTGATTGCTTCCATGAAACCGTCAATGATATCGGCGCGCGTGATTTGTGCCGCACTGGACAACTCATCTCGCGCTGTACGCAGTGCGAGCTGCACAGCTTGCGACTTGAAAGGTTGGTTCTGATTTGTAAATGGGTCAGCGTAGCCCGCTGCTTTAGAAGCTTCGTAAGGACTTTTTCCCGCGAGAGTTGCGTCGACAAAATCCGCCTGCATGGAGGTCAAAATAATCGATTTTTCTCGTGGAACTTTTTTTTGTGCTACCAATTTCTTATCACCTCTTTTAATCCGCTCACCGTTATTGCCGAAGCAAGCCACATTGCTACTTCCACTACACCTCTCCTGTTCTCATCATGTTTTCAAGACGGACGGCTCGTTGACCAACCTGGGTCGCCCACTTTGATTCTGCCATACGTGACGCCGCCGCGTTGTAATGACCCAGTCGCACCCAGTGCAGCGTTTCTTCGAATTTCAAAAGTCGTTGGATTCCCATGTTGAAACACATATTGATCAACACGCGTTTTCTAACCTCATCCTTGTTTTGCCACCACGGAAGGAACCGGTCCAGACACAGGGTTGTTGCCTTGATATCGTTTCCAAGCAAATACAGCGCTTGTTCTCTCGTGATTGGTTGCGTACGACCGTCGTGGCCAATTACGAGTTCTTCTGCGGGGCTGAGTGGATTGTCATCCAGGTTTCTTCCCACACCGATAGTGAGTTTTCCCGCAGGGTCTTTATACGCACTGAGCCTCAACCCTTCGTCACGCTCGAGTTCTTGCTCCATAAGTGTCATGTTCATGGTTTCTTCTCCCGTAGTCTGAGAGAGTATAAGAGAGATGAAGTCGATGTGCAAATTTTGAAATTCTAAAAATTTTCAAAATTTTAGCTCTACGTGGTTGGTACAAATTTTTATAAAAATAAGTTCTACGTGGTTGGTGCAAATTTCTAAAAATTTTAGTTCTACGTGGTTGGTGGGTTACCCATCCCCTCTCTCCCCGAGAGACGGGGTGGCTTCGGATTCGGTTTCCGATTTCCGAATAAGGAGTCTCTTTTGTTGTACCACCAACCACGAAAGGAAACATCATGAACACGATCACCATCAAGATGAACAATGCTGCGGTCGAGCCCAAGGTTGAGAGCAACACCCCTTGGTATGAACGTGTCTACGCTACTGTGGCAAGCACTGTGGATGACACAGTCGACGCGTTCGATGCTGTTATGGAGAAGCGTGAGCGTCTCAATATTGCTCGCGAGGTTACTCGTGAGCAGCGGAGGGCGGCGATGATCGCGCGTGTCTCTCGCGAAGTCGAACAGACTTTTGCCGATATGGGCTTCAACATCAAGTTCGAAGACTAAGTCTTGCGTGTCGCCTCGAAAGAGGCGACATGTACGAGTGCTCTGACAAGAGGACTCGTACATGTTCACAATGGTGTGAACAGAATTGCTTTATGCAATTTCGATACTGTTCCAAAACTCAAGGCACGTAAGTGCTTGTCACAGAACAAGAATTTTTCATTTTGTTCCAAAACTTGAGTTTTGGAACAGTTTTGGAACAGTTTTGGAACACCTTAACTGTATGATTTTAAACAGGAAACAGGCATTTTGTTCCAAAACTCCGATTTTTCGCGTTGAGTTTGTATACGTATACGTATTTGTGTGTAGTTATTGACGTTTCGACGATTCTCGAAATATCAAACTATTTCACTGTTCGTATACAAATAGAAGAAAGTTTTGGAACTTTGGAACAAAATGCCACTTTCTTTAGTAGAAACAAGCACTTGCGTTGTTCCAAAACTGTTCCAAAACTGTTCCAAAACTCCTGTTTGTTCCAAAACTTTGGACCTTTTTGCCTAAAAAATAGGCATTGAGGGTCGTTATGCTATTGGCAATTAAGCAAATGGTATAACAGGAATTGCTTATATGCTGTATGTTTT